AAGGGTGGATCAGTCATGATGGCAGGCAACGCTAATAGAAGAAGAAATCGTTTGAGATAGTGCCTTATTTGATTAGTAATATCCCACACTTCAAGTGTTGGGTTAGGAGAGAGTTTACACATAATCATGAGCAATATCAGGGCGAATATTTGCATGCCTTAGCTATTGCAGTAAACACCATTCCAGATAGATCGTTAAGTTTCCAAGTTGTATTTACTGGAGAAGAGTCTAATTGTGATGATTGGGACGAGGGTAACATACACGGTGGTGCTATGTGGGCTAGGATGCCAATACAAGCACTTGTAGCTGATATACCTATGGAAGACTACCCTAGGCCTATGGAGGATCATTTAGCACAACCTTGGGATTGTGAGGCAAGAGATCATAGTGTTGTTACTATGGATAGAGTTAGTTCTTCTCCTTGGATTGCTAAAATAGATGGTGGTTTTTATCAAGCAAAGTATCTTTTTACAGTTGATTACACAAATACAGATATTGCAGATGATCCTGCACAACACAAACAAAGTCATGTATTATATATAACTGAAGACTGTGAGTGGAAAGGTAACTTTGTTGCTTTACCAAACAATAGAGTTAGGGCGACAAGTCCAGCTTTATGGGTTACAGGTGAAGGACCACCTCAGTTTAAACCTTCGCAGTGGTTACACTCAGCAGAGGGACATGAAAGTTATCTTGATCCGTCAATAACTTTTGATAATTTATATGAGGATTAATTATGGCACTATCAGGTAGCACAAATTTTGAGCCCAACGTAGCAGAGTTTGTTGAGGAGGCCTTTGAAAGATGTGGTTTAGAACTACGCACTGGTTATGACCTTAAAACCGCACGTAGGTCTATAAATTTAATGTTAGCTGAATGGGCTAATAGAGGTTTAAACCAGTGGACTATAGAGCAAGCTACACAAACGGTTACAGAGGGCACGACTGATTATTCATTAAATTCAAATATAATAGATATATTAGATGTTGTTTTAAGGAGAACTGTAAATCAAACACAAACAGATATTAGTATGAATAGAGTCAGCAGGTCTGAATATATTAATATCCCTAATAAAACAACAAAAGCTAGGCCGTCACAATTCTTTTTAGATAAATTATCAACACCAACGTTAAAAATATGGCCTGCACCAGAAAACTCTACAGACATACTTGTATTTAACAAGATAATTAGGATGGATGATGCAGATAAATCTACAAATACTATGGATATGCCATTTAGATTTTTTCCCTGTTTTGCAGCTGGTTTAGCTTATTACATATCACTAAAAAGGGCACCAGAAAGAACCGCACAACTAAAAGCTTTGTATGAAGAAGAATTTAGAAGAGCGGCAGATCAAGACGAAGATAGAGCATCTTTTAATATTAGACCAAGTATTAGGATGATGTAATGGCTTATGCTACTGGTAAATTTGCAAAAGCTTTGTGTGATAGATGTGGCTTTGAGTATAAATTATTAGAACTAAAAGAAGAGTGGAACGGTTTAAAAGTTTGTCCTAATTGCTACGAACCAAAACATCCGCAACTAGAGCCACTTAGAGCTAAAGCTGATCCAGAAGCACTTTACAAACCAAGACCTAATAACGATCAAGAAGAGGGTGAGGGTTTTGTTGTGGTAGTGAACTCTAACATATTCAAACCAGATTATTTAAATCCTTCTACTTTACCAGAAAACTTTGAGGTAGCTAAGATGACAGCTAGTGTTGGTGAGGTTACAATAGTTATATCATGACATTAGCAGAACTTAAAACTCTAATACAAAACTATACTGAAAATTCAGAAACAACTTTTGTCAACACGCTTGATGATTTTATTAAAAATGCGGAAGAAAGAATATTTGAGCTTATACAGTTTGATTATTTTAGAAAAAACGTTACAGGTACACTAACAACGGGTAACACATACTTAACTGCACCAACTGATTATCAAACAAGTTTTTCTTTAGCAGTTATAGATTCTGGTGGTGATTATCATTACTTAGATAAAAAACATGTTACTTTTATGCGTGAATACATAGAAGATCCAACAGATTCTACTCTGAGAGGTTTACCTTTATATTACGCTGATTTTGACAAAGATTTATCTACTGCATCAAATAATGGCTCTACATTAATTGTAAGCCCTGTTCCTGACGCAGATTATAATGTTGAACTACATTACCTATTTAAACCAAACTCTTTAGTTACAGATACTACAGGCACTTGGTTATCTAATAATGCACGTAATGCCTTGTTATATGGTAGTTTAGTAGAGGCATACATATTTATGAAAGGTGAAAACGATTTGACACAGCAATACGAGCAACGCTTTGCAAATGAAATATCTAGGTTGAAAAACCTTGCTGAAGCTCGCGGAAGGAGAGATGAATACCGTTACGATTCTTTGAGGACAACGGTATCCTAAAATAAATGAAACAAATAGAAAGTCTTAAGGGCAAATCAGTTGCTATAGTCGGTATGGGTAAAAGCTGGTTTGATTATAATTTAGCTAAATCACACGGGGTACATTTTGACGAAGTATGGGCTATAAATGGGGTTGCATCAGTTATATACCACGACAGAGTATTTATGATGGATCCTGCATCAAGGTTTTTAGATACAGATGATGCTGGCGGTCAAACAAAAAGTATGGCTGACATGTTACAAGAACATAAAGGGCCCATATACACATGTGAATTAGATGATCGTTGTCCTGGTCTTGTAGAGTACCCGTTAGAAGAAGTTGTGCAATATTCTAACTGTCATTATCTAAACAATACGGTCGCATACGCAGTAGCCTTTGCTTATTGGAATGAAGTTGCTAATCTTAAAATGTTTGGCATAGATTTTAGTTACAAAGGTAATTTACACTTTGCAGAGGCAGGTAGAGGTTGTGTAGAGTTTTGGTTAAGTAAATGTATCTCAGCAGGTATGCAAGTAGAAGTGGCACATAGTTCAGGTTTGTTAGATACAGATGTACCAGCAGAACAAAAACTATATGGTTATCATAGGCTACAAAACCCATATATTATTTTGGTTGGCGAAGATGGTATTAAATTAGAAAGAATTAATACTCTAGATATTGTTAAAAAGAAACAAGAACCTGTGTTAATAGATAGGCATGATTCACACCTAAAACCACCAGAACCAAAGAAATGGTAGATCAAATAACACCAGCAGGTATGCCTGGTCTAGGCCTTATAGAGGCAAAAACAAGTAATTATGGTGGACATCCTCCAGAGTTTTGGGCAGAAAGATTAACAGAAAAAATAGTGAGCACTAGCGAAAGCGAAGATCCTTACATTAAAGAACAGGCAAAAGCATATAGAGACGCTATTTATCAAGTTTGTTTGATTTATATAAAAAATGCTATAAAATCTTATAAAGCTACTTTGATACAAGACTTTGTAAAGTCTGGTGATACGGAGTTAGCAGATATAATTAAAAGGATTTAATATGGCTATTACATCAACATTAACCACAAGTTTTAAGAAAGAACTTCTTGAAGCAGTGCATAACTTCAAAAACTCAGGCGGAGATACTTTCAAACTAGCTCTATATACAAGCTCAGCTACTTTAGGTGCTACCACTACGGCTTTTACTACAACAGGACAAGCTAGTGGTACTAACTATACATCTGGCGGTAGTAATTTAACAAGAGTAGATCCTACTTCAAGTGGCACGACAGGTTTTACTGATTTTGCTGATTTAACTTTTGGTACTGCTACAATTACTGCTAGAGGTTGTATGATTTACAACTCTAGTGATAGTAATAAATCTGTAGCTACAATCGACTTTGGTGGTGATAAAACATCAACCGCAGGTGATTTTACAATAGTTTTTCCAGCAGCAGCAGCCAGTACAGCTATTATAAGAATAGCTTGATCTAGCCTCTTATGGCTAATATTACTGGTTGGGGTCGAGGCACCTGGGGTGAAGGTGCTTGGGGCGAACCTATACCAGTTACTCTTACAGGTTTAGCAGCTACAAGTGCATTAGGCACTGTTTCTATCGTAGCTAAAGCTAACGTAACTCCATCATCACAAGTTGGTACTTCAGCAGTAGGCACGCCTACATTTGATTGTGAGGCTAATGTCACTCCGAGTGGAGTATCTGCAACTTCAGCTCTTGGAAATCTAACAGTAGTTGCAAAAGCTAATGTCACACCATCTTCTCAAGTAGGCACAAGTGCCGTAGGATCTCTTACAGTTGTTGCTAAAGCAAATGTAACACCCAGTTCACAAGTCGGTACAACCGCAGTTGGTGGGGTTGGCGTAAACGGTGATGCAGTTGCAAACGCTCCTAGTGCTGTAGCCACACTTGGTAGTGTCAGCGTAGATGTTGATGGTGAAGCAAATGTAGTAATTTCAGGGCTTGCAGCTACATCTGCCGTAGGATCTGTAACTGTCCATCACAACGCTAGATTTAATATTGACGGTGTTTCTGCTACTAGTAGCGTTGGATCTGTGACTGTTACAGGTAAAGGTAATATTAATTTAGTAGGTGTTTCTGGCACAGGAGAGGTAGGTAAAGTATTAATATGGTCGCTAATAGATGATACACAAACAAAAAATTATGCTAATATAAATACTGACCAAAGTTCATCCTTTGCTGAAATTAATGAAACACAAACCCCAAATTGGGAAGAGGTAGCATAAAATATGGCAACTTATGTAAATGATTTAAGGTTAAAAGAGATAGCCACAGGTGACGAATCAGGTACCTGGGGAACTTCTACTAACACTAATTTAGAACTTATAGCTGAGGCCTTCAGCTTTGGTACAGAGGCAATAACTACTAACGCAGACACACACACTACAACGATAGCAGACGGATCAACAGATCCAGGTAGATCAATTTATTTAAAATATACAGGCACACTTGATTCAGCTTGTACTATCACTATCGGTCCAAACACAGTATCTAAACTTTGGTTTATAGAAAACGGCACTAGCGGCTCACAAAACATTATTATCTCGCAAGGTAGTGGTGCTAATGTGACGATACCTGCTGGTGATGTAAAAGCAGTTTATTCAGACGGAGCAGGTTCTGGTGCAGCAATAGTAGATGCTTTTGCTAGTTTAAATGTCGTAGATTTAAAAGTAGAAGATGATTTAACACTTTCATCTGATTCAGCAGTTATAACCTTTGGTGCAGATGGAGATACCACTCTTACTCATACAGATGGCACAGGATTAACATTAAATTCAACAAATAAACTTTGTTTTAATGATGCTAGTCAGTTTATACAAGGTTCAAGTGCAACTGTGCTTAGTTTAGGTGCAACAGATGAAATTGATTTGACAGCAACCGCAATAGACGTAAATGGTAACGCAGATATATCTGGAACTTTAGGAGTCACAGGTGCCGTAACAGCAGATGCAGGTGTATCTATAGATAACATTACTATTGATGGAACAGAGATAGATTTATCAAGTGGTGACTTAACTCTAGATGCTGCGGGAGATATTATTCTTGACGCAGATGGTGGTAATGTAACTTTCAAAGATGGCGGTACTGCTATAGGTGATTTAGTCAACTCATCTTCAGATTTTGTTATAGAGTCAAAAGTTCAAGACAAAGACATAATTTTTAAAGGTGATGATGGTGGTTCTGGTATAACAGCTCTTACTCTTGATATGTCAGCAGCAGGTGCAGCAACTTTTAACAGCACAGTTAATGGTTTTGGTTTAAAAACATTCGGTACACACAGTTTTTTGATTAGTGAAGATGGTGCTACAGGTACTATTGATGATGCACAATACAACGTAGGTTTTGGAGTAAATGTTTTTGAAGCACTAACAAGTGGAGACCAAAATACAGGTATAGGTGGTTTTGCTTTTGAAGCATTAACGACAGGCTCAAATAATACAGCCATAGGCTTAAATGGTTTACGAGCTTTAACCACAGGAACTAATAATACTACTGTTGGTAGTTTATCATTAAGAACTAATACTACAGGCTCAAATAACACAGCGGTTGGTTATGCAGCTTTAAATGCAAACACTACAGAATCTAAAATAGTTGCAGTTGGTGCAAGTGCTTTAACAGCAAATACAACTGGATCAAATGGAGTAGCTGTAGGTGCAGATGCTTTAAAAACAAATACGACAGGAGATTCTAACACAGGCATAGGCTTTGGTGCATTAGAGGCAAATACCACAGCTAGTAATAACACAGCAGTTGGATTTACAGCTTTACTGTCAAACACTACAGGTGCAGATAATGTAGCTATTGGTATGCAATCATTAAAATCCAATACTACAGCTAGTTTCAATGTAGCCATAGGTAAAAATTCTATGGAAGCTAATACCACGGGTGCTAATAATACAGCAGTTGGTAGAGAGTCATTAGCAAGTAATACGACAGCAGACCACAATACTGCTATTGGATATAATTCTTTACTTGTAAACACTACTGGCGAAAGTAATACAGCAGTTGGCTCACAATCTTTAGATGCTAATACCACAGGTCTAAATAATGTCGCAGTCGGTAGACAGGCTCTTGATAATAATACAACAGGTAGTCGTAATATTGCTGTTGGTACAAATTCTTTAGATGCAAACACGACTGCAGATAGTAACACTGCTGTTGGAGATGGTGCTTTAAAATCAAACACTACAGGTGCTTCTAATGTTGCAGTTGGTGCTACAGCATTAGATGCTAACACTACGGCAAGTAATAATACTGCACTTGGATTTGATGCATTAGGTGCTAATACAACTGGTAGTGTAAACACTGCTGTAGGTAACGAAGCGATGGAATCAAATACCACAGGTGCAAACAACACAGCAGTTGGTGGTGGTGCATTAGCTAGTAACACGACAGCTTCAAACAACACAGCAGTAGGAAGAAGTGCTTTATTAGCTAATACTACAGGCGGTGAACTTGCTGCTTTTGGATTATCCTCTTTACAAGCTAACACAACAGCTAGTTTTAATACAGCTTTTGGCTCAAATACATTAGTTTCTAACACAACAGGAGCTTCAAATACTGCGGTTGGTCGTGCAGCTTTATTTTCTTGTACTACTGGTTCAGCAAATGTTGCATTAGGAAAAAATGCTGCTATAGCAAGTACCACTGGTACCGATAATGTTATTATTGGGGATAGTGCTGGGAGCTCTATCACAACAGGAGGTTCTAATACTTGTATAGGTTCTGCCGCAGGAGACACTATTATTGATGCAAGTAGTTGTATAATCATAGGTACAAGTTCTGATGTAAGTGGAAGTGGTCAAAGTGAGTTAGTTATAGGAATTAGTAAAACTGGTAAAGGTGATGGTACAGGATTTATTGCACCTCCTGGTGATGGTAATTTATTTCAAGGTAATAACTCTACAACTTTTGCACAAACTTCCGATATCAGAATTAAAAAAAATATAGTTGATAATAATATCGGATTAGAAAAAATTAATCAGATTCAAGTTAGAAACTTTGAATATAAAACCGAAGATGAAATAACAGAGTTACCGTCTCATGCAGCTATTAAAAAAGAAGGTTTACAACTAGGAGTAATCGCACAAGAGATAGAAGATATTTTACCAGATATTGTGCATACAGAAGATACTGGTTGTAAAACTGTAAATCCAGATAACATGACATGGTATCTTGTAAACGCAGTAAAAGAACTTTCTGCACAGGTAGAAGAATTAAAAACAAAATTAAACGAAGGAGAATAAAATGGCAGTAACAAAATCAATTATAAGTTGCACACCTTATGTAAACTCATCAAGCAAAGTTGATAAGTGGGATATACAAATGAAGTATGAAAATGATAGTGAAGGCGATAGTACTTACTACACTACTACTTTTAGCACTACAGTCAATCAAACAGATACAGACCCAAGTGGTAACACGACAACTAACTTTACATTAAAAGCTAAAGGTAGTTGGTCTAATTCTGATTTGGTGGCTATATGTCCTGTATCGCACTGGGACACTGTGTTTGCAAGTCAAGTAGATAGCGTTATTACTAATCCGCCAGCACAAAGCACACCAGACCAAGCATTTAGCGTACCTAGTTAAAAATGGAAGGACATCTTTTTCAACACATGGTCTATCCCTTCAAAGGTAAAGGCGAAAGACTAACAATCGCATCTAACTTAAACTGTTGGGATGTGCAAGAAACTACACCCTAGGAGGTGCAATAATGGCAAAAGCCGAAAAAAAAGAAAACGTTGAGGTAGAATTTACGCCTGAACAACAAAACTTTCAAGCTCATATACAGAGTTTGTCAAAAAAAATATCACAATATCAATTTGAGATTGATGAACTTATGCCAAGTTTAAATATGTATAAACAAGCTTTAGCAGAAAGTATGAAAGATCAAACTGATAAAATACAAGAGGAGAGTAAAAATGACAATAATTAACATCCTAGTATGGATAACCGCTATAATATCAATAGCATCTGTTATAGCTGCTATAACACCAACACCTAAAGATGATCATTGGTTTAGTTATCTGTATAAAATTATTGATTGGTGTGCTTTAAATGTTTTAAAAGCAAAGGATAAAGGAGACTAATATGAGTTTTTTAAAAAGATTATGGGGTAATTTAACTAATACAGAAGAAGTTAAGGTCAGGGCTCGTAATAAAAAAGGTCATTATGTAGCTGATGATAAGTCTACACCAGACGTAGATGAAGCTTGGACTACTAAAAGAGTAAAAAAAACTTCTAAAAAATAATGGCAAAATCACCTGATGCGTTTGTTTATAATGCAACGTTAGAACGTATTGTAGATGGAGATACTTTTGATTGTTGTCTAGATTTAGGTTTTGACGTAAAACTTCATAAACAACGCGTCAGATTAGCTGGTATTGATACTCCAGAAAGCAGAACAAGGGATCTTGCGGAAAAAAAACTAGGGCTTGCAGCTAAGTCTAGATTACAAGAGTTATGCATAGGTAATTTTAAAGTTAAGTCTTTGGGTAAGGGTAAATATGGTCGTATATTAGGCATACCTTACACAGAAGATGGTAGAGATATATGCCAAGTATTAATTAAAGAAGGCCATGCAGTCGAATACCACGGAGGAACTAAAACAAAAGTCTGGGGTGATTATTAATGGAATCAGCCGTTACTATTATTCAAGAAGTAGGATTTCCAATAGCAGCTGCATTAGGTCTTGGATTTTTTATATATAAATTAATTATGCGTATTGTTGACGGTATGGAAACAAAACTTGATACGGTTGATGAAAAGGTTGAAGGTCAAATAGCTGCGATAGAAGAAAGACTGGGCACAAAACTTGACTCGCAACATGGTATTTTAGTAGCATTAATAGACAGAATACGTAGTTTAGATAACGAAATTATAAGACAGGATACTTTAATTAAAACTATACTAGGTGTACCACAATTAATTGATAGTAACAAAATAGCAAAAGCAGATAGAGATGATCAAAGAAAAGACTAAACAAGAACAAATAGAAGTAGAAATTGCAAAAACTAAAATAGCTATATGGGCTTTTTTTATAGGTGCTATTATGTTTGTTGCAATTATAGGCATGAATTTAGCTGCTGATACCATCACGCATAAATTTAAATCTCCAAGTTTTAACGGTATAGGGACATCTAGCCATTATTTAACAATTGAAAATCAGGAATATACCCGCAAACTTACTATTAAAGAAGAAATAAAAGCCTTACAAGATGAAATAGAAAGAGAAAAAGAAAACTCTACACTTGCAAGATTTATGCGTAATTTAGAATCAAGAGTTTATGCAGAATTATCAAGACAGTTAGTAAATAACTTATTCGGAGAAACACCGCAAAGCGAAGGTGTCATCACTTTAGAAGGTAATACTATTGAGTATACAAGTGATGGTGTAACTTTAACACT